GTTCTCCTGCACAGCTATTAGTATCCCATGACGGTGTTATTCAATTACCTGGAACAGACTATACACTAGCTACAGGCGGAACACAGATTACATTTACCACAGCGCCTGCAAGTGGAGCATCAATCTTTATTGTAGAAATATCTGGTGCAGTCGGTGGTCCTATGAACAGAGATTTAAATGGTGAAGAATTAATACTAGACGTAGATGGGGACACAAGTTTTCATGCAGATACAGATGATCAAATAGATTTTAAATTAGGTGGTAGTGACCTCATGGTATTTTCTACTGCTAACACAAAGTTTGAAAGAGGTGCTTTTAACCCAGAGGCTACACTGACAGATGCCTCTACAATATCTTGGAGCGCGTCAACACAACCTGTAGCAAAAGTAACATTAGGTGGTAACAGAACTTTAGGTGCAGCTGCTAATCCACAAACAGGACAGTTTATAGCTATTACTATTATACAAGACGGCACAGGTTCAAGAACAGTTACATTCAATGCTGCGTATGAATTTGTAGGAGACACCGCACCAACACTAACCACAACAGCTAATAAGGGAGATCATTTTGTATTTAGATATAATGGCTCAAAGTTTATAGAGGTAGGTAGAAGTCTTAACCTAACATTATCATAGGAGTAAATATGTTTGCATTAGTAGAATCAGGAAAAATTACACAGTTCCCAAAAGGCAACAAAGGAATTACAATAGGAGACAATCAGTACCCACAAAATATTTATACAGTATGGACCGAAGCAGAGAGAAATGCGATTGGCATTTACACTGTAACAATAGATGAAACAAATAGAAAAGATGAAGCATTTTATATCAACACTAATGTTACTTACACCTTTACTGGTTCTGCTGTCACAGGAAGTTATGGAACAGCAACGGCTAAAGAACTCGCAGACAAAGATGCAGTTGATGAGAGCGGTAATAAATTAAAAGATGATGATGGTAATCAAATAGTTATTCATGGTCTTAAAACAAAATATAAAAATCAATTTAATGCAGAAGCTGCAGCGTTACTTGCTAAGACAGATTGGTATGTAATAAAAGCTGCAGATGTTACTAGCTATTCTGTACCAAGTAATATCACAACATACAGAGCAGCAGTTAGAACAAAAGTAAATTCTATGGAAACACAGATTGATGGATGTTCAGATGTGAGTGCATTAATAACTTTACTAAGTTATACCACAGATAGTGAGGGAGTTTCATCAAGACCACTAGGCGAGTTTCCAGACGAGGTAGTATAACATGGGTGTTACCTTACCAGGTGCTGCGGGTGAAGTAAAAGAAAGTTATGAAATAAGTAACTCTATCAGATTCAATGATGGAGATAGTCCTAAATTAACAAGAACTAATGCTAGTGATGGAGATAGACAAAAATTTACAATATCTTTTTGGACAAAAAGAACAACTACAGGTGCAACTCATATTTTTTTTGATGTAGGGACCTCCACTTCAGCAGACACAGGCTCTTTTGCTTGTAGTATAAATTCATCTGATAAATTATTTGTTGGTGGAGGTGCAACATCTTTTAGACAAACGAATAGATTATTTAGAGATACTTCTGCTTGGTATCATATAGTTATAGCTGTAGATTCTACAGATGGCACTGCTGATAATAGAATAAAAATTTATGTAAATGGTGTTCAAGAAACAAGTTTTACAACAAACAATGCCATGTCACAAAATTTAAATACTCCTGTTAATGAGAACGGTAAAGTTCATCAAATATGTAATAGACAAAAAAGTAGTAGTTTGCCTTTTGATGGTTATATGACAGAGTTTCATTTTATAGATGGTGCACAAAAAGCACAAACAGATTTCGGTGAATTCAATGACAATGGAGTTTGGGTTCCAAAAAGATACACAGGAAGCCATGGCACTAATGGTTTCTTTTTAGAGTTTAAACAAACAGGAACAAGTGCTAATGCAAGTGGTATAGGTGCAGATACATCTGGCAATGATAATCATTTTACACCAACTAATCTTGCAGCTACAGATATAACAGAAGATACTTGTACTAATAATTTTGCTACATTAAATGCTTTAGACCACAGACTAGGTAGTTGTACCTTATCAGAAGGTAATTGTAAATTTGTTGGAGCTAATGGTGGTAGTGGTAAAACAGTCTCTACTATAGGTGTAACATCTGGTAAGTGGTACGCAGAGTTTAAAGTGCTAAACACACATAAAGCTAGAATAGGTATTATTGACCAAACAGGGCATGATGCCAATGATGCAGGTACTAATGATGGCGTAGATTATAGTGTTAGTGATGGATATATTTACACATATTTAAACGGAACTAATAATGATACAGGAAACAACTCTAGTTCAAGTGGTGTAGATTTAGATAATCCAAGTGCTAATGATATCATTGGTATTGCTTTAGACGCTGATAATGAAAAAGTTAGATTTTATAGAAACGGCACAGCAGAAGGCACTGAGGGAGATGGTTTTACTCCTTTACAAAGAACAGGCACAGGAGAAACATATTTCTTTCATGTAAGAGATGGAAGCGGAAGTGGTGATGATGAACCACAAATAGAGTGTAATTTTGGTAACGCACCATTCAGTATATCAAGTGGTAACACAGACGGCAAGTATGGTAACTTTGAATACGCACCACCATCAGGATTCTATGCACTATGTACTAAAAGATTAGCGGAGTTTGGATAATGGCTTATACAACAATAGATAACGGAGAAGAACATTTTAACACCGTTTTATATACAGGTGATGGGAGTGCGGATAACGATATAACAGGAGTAGGCTTTGCACCTGATTGGGTTTGGGCTAAAAATAGAGGAGCAGCAGATGCTCATTGGGTTTTAGATTCAACTAGAGGAGCAACAAAAGGATTATATACTAATGGTAGTGCTGCAGAAAATACTCAAAACCACCTTATATCTTTTGATAGTGATGGATTTAGTGTAGGAAATCAAGCAAATGGATTAAATACATCTAGTAATAATTATGTAGCATGGAACTGGAAAGCTAATGGTGGAACTACATCATCCAATTCTGACGGTAATATAACTTCCACAGTACAAGCTAATACTACATCAGGATTTTCAATAGTCACATTTACAGGAAATGGAAATAATGATGCAACAATCGGGCATGGATTAGGAACTACACCTGCAATGATTATAACAAAAAATAGAGATGATGCAGTTCTTTGGAGAGTGTGGCATCAAAATTTAACATCAACAAATGTTTTATTTTTAAATGAAAATTTTGCACAAACAGCACCTTCAGGACACTCTAACGGATATATAAAAACAGTAGGTAGCTCTACTTATTCTGTATATCAAGGTAATTCAGATACTAACGGTGTTAATGGAAGTAGTGATGATATGTTAGCATATTGCTTTGCAGAAAAACAAGGATACTCAAAGTTTGGTACTTACGAAGCAAATAATAGTACAGATGGACCATTTGTTTATACAGGATTTCAACCTTCATTTCTTATTTTGAAAGCAATAGACCAAACAGGAAATTGGTTTATATTTGATAATAAAAGAGACACAGACAATGCAGTATCACAGATATTATATCCTGATTCTTCTGCTGCTGAAGGTTCTGCGGCTGTTTTAGACTTTGTTTCAAATGGTGTTAAAATAAGAAATAGTGGAAGTGGTGGTATAAATCATTCTGGAACATATATTTACATGGCATTTGCAGAACATCCATTTGTAAGTAGTAAAGGAGTGCCGACAACGGCAAGGTAGAATGTTAGGTCACGGAGCATTAGCAGAGTTTGCATTAGCCTCAGTAAGAGGTGGTGGCGTACAAAACGTAGGATCACCATTCGTTAGTGGAGTATCTTTTGCAGCTAGTGTTGGAGATGAGACTGTAACAGCAAGTGCAACAATATCTCCTTCAACTAACGTTGCAACATTTAGCCTTGGAACAGAGGTGGCTACAGGTGGAGCTACAGTATCACCAACAACAGCAGGAGCCATTACAGTGAGTATAGGAGAAGAGACGGCTTTTGGAGAGTCTTTTCAAAATTTAATTACCCTATCTACTGGATCTCCTGACTTTTTTATATGGAATGAGGTTGACGATTCACAAACAGTAGATTATTCTGACGTTGAACCAGGGAGCACAGATTAGGAGATATAAATGGCATCAACATTCTCAAGCACTTTAAATTTAGAACTTCAAGCCAGTGGAGAAAACTCTGGAACTTGGGGTACAATTACAAATAACAATTTACAAAAAATAGAATCAGCAGCAAAAGGTTATGTTTCTGTAGCTATTGCTAGCACTAATGATACATTAACTGCAACTGATGGCTCAACCACAGACGAGCAAAGTAATGCCATTATTAAATTAACAGGAACTTTATCAGGCGACACGACAATGAGTTGTGAGGCTGTGGAGACTTGGTACATTGTTGATGATGCGACAACTCATAGTGGTAACAGTTTAACATTTAAACCCTCAGGCGGAACAGGAACAACTTTAGTTCAAGGTGCAAAACACATTCTATACTCTGATGGTTCTACTATGTTTGATGTTTTGAACGACTGTGGAAATATCACGGCTAACGGAACACTGACCGTGGCAGGTAATGTATCTCTTGATGGCGGTAGTTTTGTATTTAATGAATCCTCTGCTGATTTAGATTTTCGTATTGAAGGAAACGGAGATGCAAACTTATTTTTTACAGATGCTGGTAATGACAGGGTAGGTATTAAAACAAACTCTCCGTCTACAGAACTGCATGTTGTTGGCGGTGTCAAAGCCACAGGTGCGATAGACTTTGATGGCGGCGGATTTACATTCAATGATTCTGGTGCATCAGTTGATTTTAGAGCAGAAACAAATACTTTAGCAAACGCTTTTTTCATAGATGGCTCTGCTGATAAAATAGGCTTTGGTACAAATTCACCAGCAGATGCTTTGGTGGAAATAAATCAAGCTAACTCTTCAGGTGGCATAGCTTGTTTGTCATTAGATCAAGATGATCAAGATCAAGAATTTATTAAGTTTGACGGCACAACAGGAAGTGGTAGCACAGCTAGTATCTCTACATCGACAGCCACTGATGGCAGTAAAGTTGGTGCAATAAAAATTAACGTAAACGGAACAGATCGTTATATTAGGTTCTACGATTCTGCAGTATAGAGGATTGTATGCCGCTAACAAAATTACAGATAGCGCCAGGTATAGATAAACAAAATACCGAGTATGGTGCTGAGGGCAGATGGATAGATTGTGATAATGTTCGTTTTCGTTATGGTTTACCAGAAAAAATAGGTGGTTGGGAGAAAGTTACCAGTGATGCACTTGTAGGTGCAACAAGAGCCATACTCACTTATTCTGATTTAGGTGGTGTTAAATACGCTATCTATGGAACTAATAAAAAATTATACGCATACTCAGAAAACTCATACGCTGATATAACTCCCATACGTTCTACTGGAACAGGCAACATAACTCAGTTTGCAACAACCAGCGGCTCTTCTACAGTAACAGTAACAGACTCAAGTCATGGCGCCTTGATAGGCGATTTTGTTACTATTGCTAGTGTAAGTGGTGCTGTTGGAGGATTAACACAAGCTAACTTACAAGGTGAATTTGAGATCTTGACAGTGCCTAGTGCCAACACATACACTATACAGGCCCCAGCTAATGCTTCTAGTAGTGCTACAGGAGCTACAGCTAATGCAAGTTATCAAGTAAACACAGGAGCTGCAGTGGCATTATTTGGTTATGGTTGGGGTGCAGGTACATGGAGCACAAGCACATGGAACACCACTCGTGAGGGTTTAACAGGTGGAGAGGGTGTGTTATTGGAATCTTCTAAATGGGCCTTAGACAACTGGGGTGAGGATGTTTTAGCTTTACAATTTAATGGCGGATTATTTTATTGGGATACATCATCAGGATTATCTAGTAACAGAGCAGGCACAACAGAAGTAAGTGGTGCTCCTACTAAATCAAGATTTATGATTGTTTCTGGTGATGACAGACATGTTATTTGTCTTGGAACAGAAACTACAATCGGACAAACAGCTACACAAGATAATATGTTTATTAGGTGGTCTGATCAAGAATCAACAAGTGATTGGACACCGACTGCAACTAACACAGCAGGTTCTTTTAGATTAACTGATGGTAATCAAATCAATACAGCGGTAAGATCAAGAGGTGCTGTCATGATATGGACAGATACAGCTTTGTATCAAATGCAGTTTATTGGTGCGCCTTTGACTTTTGGTTTTAAACAAATTGGTTCTAACTGTGGAGCTGTTGGTATTAATGCAGCAGTTGATGTATCTGGTAACTCATTCTGGATGAGTAATGATTCTTTCTTCTTATACGATGGTGCAGTAAAAAAGATACCTTGTAGTGTGCAAGATTATGTATTTGATGATATTAACGAAAATGCAAAGCAAGATGTTTTTTGTGCATCTAATTCTAATTATAATGAGGTCATGTGGTTTTATGCTTCAGCTAACTCTGATCAAATAGATAGATTAGTTGTTTATAATTATGCAGAAAACCTTTGGTATATAGGAACTTTAGCTAGAAGTGCATGGGCAGACTATGGTGTTTATGAAGTTCCTTACGCTGCAGAGTTTGAGTCTGCTGATACCACCTCTACTATCTCTACAATAAATGGATTAAAGGCAGGCAGAACTTTTGTCTATCTTCACGAAACAGGGAACAATGATGATGGAGCGGCAATGGCAAATCACATTGAGTCAGGAGATATTGATATAGGAGACGGAGATAACTTTATGTCTATTT